ACTCCATCATCTTCATCCGTTGAGGATGTACAGGGTGGTGCCACTCCCTCCGCAATCATCCTCGGTGCAGACTCACTCGCATCTACGACCGTCAAGTCCAAGATTGTGCTCAACGGAACGGATCGTTTCACGGAGCGCAACTTGAAATATTTCACCCGCAACCAGGTTTGGGACTGCCACACGGGTTTCGGAGCAACCGGTGTCCCCGATTCCATTGCTCTGTATTCCTTCGCGCTCCGCCCCGAAGAGCACCAACCATCTGGCACGTGCAACTTCTCTCGCATTGACACTGCCCAACTTGTTTTTACGAACATCTCTGGTGTTACTTTCAACCCCCTGGATATCTATGCCGTTAACTACAACGTACTAAGAATTATGTCTGGTATGGGTGGTCTTGCATATTCCAATTAAACGACTGCTTAGTATTAATACGAATATTCCAATTAGTATTAATACGAGTACTAAAAAAAGAACAATAATATTATTAATACCGATATTAAAACTAATATCGATATTATTAATAATCTGGAGTATTACTAAGGGTATTAATTATTAATTATTAATAAAAAAAGAATATTAAATAATATTAAAGAATAGTATTCAATTAATTAATAATGGGAGGAGGTCTTATACAATTGGTTGCCTATGGCGCTCAGGATATTTATCTCACAGGTAAACCACAAATAACATTTTGGAAATCAGTTTACCGTAGATATACAAATTTTGCGATTGAATCTATCCTTCTTATTCCAAACGATCCACCTAATCTCGATACTAGAATAATAGTACCGATAACACGTAATGCCGATTTGCTTAAGAGGATATGGATACAGGTAGATCCATATCTTATTTACGGAAATGCAGATCCTGGAGTAAATTTAACAACTATTTCAAGTGATTTCTGTCATTCCATATTTAAACAATTAGAATTTGAAATTGGTGGTCAAATCATAGATCGCATTTATAGCACCTGGTTAACAGTATGGAGGGATCTTACGGAAGATAATCCTTACGGAGGAACGGGTGGTACAAAACCAAATGGTTCTAGAGATCTTACACAATGCACAAGTGGATATAACCGAATGGCATACACTAACTCGGGAGTTGCATTATCAGAGGGAGATATTACTTATGCATCTTTTAACAAAGCAAATACAGAGTGTTATATACCTTTACCTTTTTGGTTTGGTAAAAATCCTGGACTTGCTCTACCATTGGTGGCACTACAGTATCATGATGTTAATTTAAATATTACTTTTTCAACATTTACTAATTTTGCTACAGTACTGGTACAGCAAAATGACTACAATGCTGTTTTTAAAATGTCGCAATCTGTAAGATTCTATGGAGACTATGTGTATCTCGACACCTACGAACGTCGTCAATTTACTGAAAATTCTCATGAATACCTCATAGAGCAATTGCAAAGAAAAACTTCACAGAACCAAAACAATATTAAATTAAATTTTCTAAATCCCGTAAAGGAAATCATAATAACGGGTCAATCAAATAATCCATTCCAGTTAAAGGACTACTCTGAAAATAATGTATCAACTACGGTAAGTCCTGTCAATTACGTAGTTACATTGGTAAATTATGGATATGTATATTCCGATACAGCAACTGTATCGGCAATAACAGGAGATCCTGATGTAGTAATTAGTAACTTGAAGTATTTCAACAAACCATATATTTACTCAACAAAAGGTTGGGGGTCACCTAGACCAATTGTAGTAAGTAATAACAAGTATATGTATAATTTTGGTGACTACAATGGAGAACTAAATGATAATATATCAAGAACAAATGTAAGAATGAAATTAGTAATTAATGGTAAGGACCAGTTCACTTCAAGAAATTTGAAGTACTTTACTCGCAAAACAGTATGGGAATCTCATACGGGAATAGGATCGGGTAACTGGGGAAATATAGCGGTTATACCATTTTCACTTCATCCAGAGGAGTATCAACCATCTGGAGCAGTTAATTTTGGTGTGCTTTCCGATGTTAGATTAATCTTTGAAAATTTTAATGATAGTATAAATGAACAATTAAATCCCCTGGAGATATATGCAGTTAATTACAATATACTTAGAATAGCAGGAGGTATGGGTGGTGTCGCATATTCTTATTAATAAATTAATTAATAATTAATAATAGATATAAAAAATAATATTAATTAATACTAATACTATTAATACTATTAATTAATACTTATGGGAGGTGCACTTATTCAATTGATTGCTTTTGGAGCACAAAACATTTATCTTACAGGTGATCCCCAGATAACATTTTGGAAAACAGTTTATAAAAGATATACAAATTTCTCTATGGAATCTATTGAACAAGATATTATTGGTAATTTAGTACCGGGTAATTACATTTCTGTGGTAATTGCTAGAAATGGAGATCTTCTAAAGGGATTAACATTACAATACGATCCCTCTGCAATATACGGACCCAATGTTATTTTATTCGCAAATGGAAGTATTCCATCAAATTTAGGAAATACACTTTTCAAACAAATTGAAATTGAAATAGGAGGTAATCTAATTGATAGACATTACGGTTTGTGGTTGTCGATATGGTCAAGATTAAACATACAAGCTTATATAGCACCTGCTGAATCAGTAGATAATTGGACAATATATAATCACCCTGTAGGTGCTGAACCTACAGTTTGTAATTTATATGACAGAATGAGTTATAACCACAATCAATTAGCTACTTACATAGATTATCAATTTAAATCCGAATGTTTATATACAAATCCTGATGCTGAAAAATTTAAAGGTGTGTTGGCATTTAATATTAATACACCTACAACTATTCCAACCAGTGGTACTTTTGACTTAGAAATAAGTAACAATAATGAATTGGTCACCTTCGAGAATCCATTCCAGGTAATATATCTATTCTACCAAGAATCTATACCTTCTGTGGGTGCAACCAATAATTACTTCTTAGAATATACGGGATTAACAACTGCTGCAGGTGTTACGACATTTAATAATTGTGTCCCTTATAGTCCAAGTACATATCCTTTATCAGCTGTTCCAATTGATACTACAAATTACCAAATTTGCAATGTGTTTGAAATTTACACAGGTGCAATTAATCCATTGGATTTTTCTCCTACCCCAATCACAAATATAATTCCGGATACTCCATATGCAGCATTTAATATTAGAATAACCAATCCAAATAATAATGTTCTATTTCATAATTCAAAAGGAACACTTACGCTGTATGCCGGAGGTCAGTACTATAACGTACAGTATGGAAATCCGGCAGGAAAAATTCAATACTTTAACGAAGGTTATGCAGTCATTTATGCCTTAGTAGTATACGGACCTCCACCTGCATTACCGGTAGTGCTCGTGAATACTGATTTAGTAGTACCAACAGGTACTTATTATGCTACATTCCTAAATAATTTATTAACTATTCCTCATTTAATCAACTTACTTCCGACATCTGGGTATTTAAGTCCATGTGTTTCTAGTCCTGTTGATATATATGCTTATTTAGGAATTCCGGGTACTTTACCTGTTCAATCACTTCTTGAAGCTACAATACTTGACAACGGAGATGAATATTTAGTAGCATCATATGTATATGTAGGAACACCGTTCTACGATCCAATAAAACAGTTATATTATTACATTGTACCAAATGCTTTTCTTATAGAAAAGTATCCACTTGTACCAACACCCGTACCAAATGGTACGCGATATGAGCACGGGTGGATTGCAAGTCATACCGATGGTGCACCAACAGAAGCATATATCCCTTTACAATTTTGGTTCTGTAGAAATCCAGGTCTGGCACTCCCTCTCATAGCACTTCAGTACCACGAAGTAAAACTTAATTTATTTTTATGCACGTGGCAAGAGTTACATGCAGGTGGGTTTGCAGATATAAATTTTTCGAGTATCAAAGTTTTTGCAGAATACATATATTTGGACACTACCGAAAGACGTTATTTTGTAGAAAATGCCCATGAATACCTTATTGACCAATTACAGTTTGATACATTTAATAATAGTTTTGCAAATAATTTATCAGGTGGGCAGTTACAAGTTAATTTAAATTTTAGTAATTGTGTAAAGGAACTTGTTTTCTGCGGTACACCTATACCATACGGAATATACAGTCAAGGTATAGCGACTCCAAATCCTATATTGAATACCGTCGCCGAAACGAGTAATGTACAAGTACAGTTGAAATTTAATCAGGGCAATCGTTTCAGTAATAGAAATTTGAAATATTTCACGCGCAATCAGATTTGGGACTGCCACACTGGTTCAGGGTCGTGTAATGCGTTACTTGGACAGGTCGGCACAGATAATATAGGTGTATACTCATTCTCACTTAAACCAGGTGATCACCAACCCAGTGGTACTTGTAACTTTTCGAGAATTTCCAAACCTCAATTGGTATTTTCCAATTTCGATACTGCCAAAGGAGAACAAATTAATTCTTTGAACATTTACGCAGTTAATTATAACATTCTCAGAATAATGTCAGGTATGGGAAATGTAGCATATGCGTATTAGTATTGGTATTATTCTGGGACCCAATACCCAAAGGGTCCCATATAAGTGCTTCGGGTATTATTGGTATTGGTATTATTCGGGGACCCACGGAGTGCTTTGGGTATTAATTAATACTAAAGAATTAAAGAATTAAAGAATTAAAGAATTAATATTAATAATATTAAAGAATTAATAATATTAATTAATATTAATTAATATTAAACAAACAAAATGAGCTCCTCTGCAATTGTACAATTGGTTGCAACTGGCGCCCAGGATATATATCTGACAGGTTCTCCACAAATGACATTTTGGAAATCAGTATATAGAAGACATACAAATAGCGCATCTGAAAGTATCCAGATACCAATTACAGGAACACTTAGACCGGGTGCAAAGGTTAGTGTAACTATACCAAAAACAGGTGATCTACTAAAAAAATTATGGATACATTATAACCCAAGTGAATTAATACCATCACAAGGAACAAACCCTTACACAGGTAAACTAAATCCAACAAATGTACTTTACATTTGTTCCGATCTTGGACATTCTCTATTTGATAAAATTGAAATCGAAATAGGTGGTCAAATAATTGATACGCAATATGGAAAATGGTTATCCATTTGGAGAGACCTCAATGAAAATAATCCATATGGATCGGCGAGAGCAATATCGGGACTATATCCAAATTATACACCCAGTATTACTTATCAAAATAATTATGAATATGGTAACATGTACTACTTGGCAACTCAAGGAGAGGAACCTTGTTTAAATTATGTTTACACTTCCGAACTTAATGCTAATCTTGATCCTCCTAGTTACCAGAATATTCTTTTTACAAACAATAACGGTACGAGTAATGGACGTAATATGATATCAAGACCTCCAACCACTACACTTCCAATACCTCTAGCAGGTGCACAAGAAGGTCAAAAAGCAAGAAACGATTTTGTAATGTTATATGATACAATGGCATATACACACATAGGAACACAATCTATAAACCAAGTTCAAGCGGCGGGTGTTGACATTATGGGACTGGCTTTAAGTACATCAAATGCGCCATCAGAGGCATATATACCTTTGCAATTCTGGTTCTGTAAACATCCAGGACTGGCACTCCCTCTCATTGCTTTGCAATATCATGAAGTAAAATTAAATATTACATTGGCAGAAACCGATAAATGGGTAAAACCTTTTCCAAATACAACTGTGAAGACAAACGTATCAAGTATTAAATTTTTTGCAGAATATATCTACTTGGATTCCACGGAACGTAAAGGTTTTGCACAAAATGCCCACGAATATCTAATCGACCAGGTGCAGTTGCAAACAATCAACAAGGAAACAACGTCAAGTAATAATGCATCGTTCGATTTAAATTTTAATCACCCAGTAAAAGAATTGATAATTACAGGTAATCCTGAATATTTTGTAGAAAATAATCCATATAATCCTTCTTACGGTGAAGCATTTAACCCTACTCATTTTAAAGTTTACGATCTAGGAAGAACTAACGGCGGAGCGTCACCTTCACCGATCGTACTAAATCAAACTACAGTTACATCTCCAGGTTTTCCTCCATTTCCATGGGATCCATACAATTTCTTAAATACTGTTGCAAGATCAAATGCAAAAATGTCAATATCTTTTAATGGTAATGAACGTTTTAGTCCAAGAAATTTGAAGTATTTTACACGCAAACAAGTGTATGATCATCACCCTAAGAGCGGTGGTGGTCATTACTTTACCGACGATATTGCTGTTTATTCGTTTGCACTTAGTCCAGGTGATAAAACCCAACCATCGGGTACTTGTAACTTTTCGAGAATTGATCGAGCAACTCTTAATTTTAGTAACATTAACACAGTTACTGATAACGGAATACCTGGATTTGCTGTATTTAAATACAAAGAAATATTACAACCCTTGGATGTTTACGCAATCAATCACAACGTACTCCGTATAATGTCAGGTATGGGTGGTTTGGCATATTCCAATTAATCGTAATATTAGTACTGTTCAACTAATACATAAAAAAATTCTATATTATCAATTAACATTTTAGTATATTTATTAACTAATATTCTATAATTATTAATTCTGTATTATTTCATAATTAAATCCTAAATTTATACAAGCATTTGCTTTTAACTCTAACATATCCTTTTTCATTTTATATGTCCAATTACTTTTAACTTCTATTATTTTATTTAATTTTGGTATGTATATATCAGGAAAATACCTACGTTCATTATTATTAGAATCTATATACCAAATTTCAGGAACATCCTTTCTACTTACTATAATATCTTTTGATGAATATCCATCTTTAACCAAATCACCCAAAGCAAAATGTTCATAACCTTGTACTTTAAATATTGCACCACAAGGAAATACAAAATCTTTTAATTTATAACATGTTTTACTTTGTTTATCGGAGACAAATGTATTTTGCATCGGATGTTTAACTCCATATTTTTCTAAACATTTATTCATAATTTTATTTTTAATTTCTTCATTTTGAATTGGTGTATTTGTATTAAAACGTAACAAACAAGTTTTTTTAAATTTATCTTTAAAATCTTGTGTTTTCGAATAATGATCTACTCCATATTTTTCTAAACAATATTCTTTATGTTTATTTTTACATTCATCAGTTTTAGTATAATGTTCTACACCATATTTTTCTAAACAAGTTTGTTTCATTTTATTTCTAAATTCTTGAAGAACAGATGGATCAAGTACTCCGTATTTTTCTAAATTTGTTTTATGTGTTTTTTCAATTATTTCTTTATTTTGTAAAGGACATTCTGTATTATAACGTAGTAAACAAGTATTCTTTCTGTTTTTATTTGAAATTTCTAAAGTACATTTTCTACAAAAACATCCTTTTTCGTAATTTTTTTGAAAATTTTTAGTACCTGGTAATCCGCAACTACATACATAGTCTATATTACAATGACTATTTACGTTAATTAATTCTTCTAAATTAATTGTACATTTATCTCTTGTAATAATAAACAGCAACAATTCTTTATTGTATTTATTTTTCTTTGCTATCATTTAATAATCTAATAATCCAATACTTTAAATAATTTAAATACTAATAGTAATACCAAATACTAACAAATACTAGTATTAACATTAAAAAATGTACGTATGTCTTTGTTTCCTTCTTTTATACGTTTAGAATCTCCCAATAGAACTTTCTCCTTTTTTTTTGCTTCAATTACACTTGGTCTATTTAATAATTTTTTGCATTCTTTTTCACCTAAAAGAATATTAAATAAGTTTTCAAGTGGATTATGTAATTGATGAACAAAGTAATAATAATAATCAATTGGTACTCCGTATTCGACAACATATTCAGGATCTTCAACCCTTTCTGCAGCAAGTGCTTTGGGATCTTCACATGTTACATATACAAATGGAACACGATCACCTGGTTTTGGTGCACTGTTGGGGTCACGTTCGCGCATTTTTTCAACCAGAGCAACATGTGCCATACATGGCATTTCGTCAGATTTTATCATTTCTCCAGTTTTTATTCTCTTACCTGTATCAGGATCCTTAATAATTTTTTCCTTTGTTCTTTCCCATTCATATGATGTTCTATCTTTATTATAAATCTTTTCAAATCCCTTATAATCTGCTCGCAAATTTTTTGACAATATTAATTTTTTTATTGGGACTTCTCCTCTTATGAGAATATCTATACATTTTTCCGCTTCTTTTTTTCCACTTTCTAAATCATTTTTAAACATTATTGGATGCAATATACTTTCTAACGTATCTTTAATATATTGACAATTATCTCTACGAACTAATTCCATACCTTTTGCCTCGATTTCTCCATTGTGGTGCTTCGCGTTAGTCCATTCAACATATATATATTTTTTCTTTTTTGATAATATCAGCGGAAACATAAACTTCTCAAATTCCAGTTCAATTGGTTTTTTGAAGGTTTTGGAAATCTCTCGCGCGGCATGTTCTGCCGTCTTGAATAAAGTCGTCAACGTACCATCAGAATCAACAGGTTCGGGAAATATCACATAACATGAGTCTGTGTTTTTAACTATCAATTGCCCCACACCTGCTTGGAATGTCCCATCTTCAGTTTCCAGGTCGTATACAAAGTTATCTGTTGAACCTAATTTTATAATTCTACATAGTTCATGTTGATTATTAACTTGATCTTGAAATTTATCGTATCTTTTTAGTATAACTTTGAGTTTATTGTATTTAATACCAACTCCATATCCAGCACTTCTCCATTGAAGATATTTAATTTGTAACATAGACTTATTATGGTGTTCAAAGGTATCATTAATTCCAGGATAATTATGTGGATCATTATATAAATCATTAGGAAAACTATGGAAAAGACTGACTCCATCAGTTAATTCAGTTGGTTTAATTTGTTGGAGATCCGTAGTAAGTAGAGAATGATCCTCTGTTACATCTACTAATCCTGTTTGAGTAAGAATTCTGTAAATATCCTTACAACAGTAATGCCGAATTGTTCTTTTAAGTGGAGACCAACCTGATGCAGTCCATACTTCGATTGGTTGCGTGGGTATAGATTGTTCCTTGTTAGTAAGTCCGGGTTGGTCACTTTTAAATTGTGGATACTCCTTGTTGGGAAACGTTTTAAATAGGGTTTGAATTTCGATAGTACGAATTAGTCCATTTTCACGTACTAATACAGGTGTATCACCGGTAACAGAATCACCGTACACTACTTGACAGTTGAATTTAGTAACTGCCAAGTTACTGGTCTGTTCGATCATTTGTCTTCCGCACCCCGTAACAGATTGACTAATTTCCAAACACGGCAAGGCACCCACTACGGCACCTGTAAATCCATAAATACTGTTCATGGATACTTT